GTAATCTGAATTATTGTAACTGGCATTGCATTATTGCTTTCAATCGGTAAAGCATTTCCAGTATAAATCTCATCATCATAAACTTTAGCATTCCATTTCTTGCCATACTTTTTAAGAAAAGCTGGAATGGTTTTATTATATAATTGATTTTTACCTTCTCCACCAATCTCGATAGTTTTAGGTAATTTAACTTTTAAAAATTCTTCACTTTTTCCATAAGCAAGAAAATTACCATCAGGATCATATAATTTTTTTCCTTTATTTATAATTCTATTTAAAACATCTTTGCCAAATTCCTTTTCAACTTGCTCAAAAGAAAAAAGTTCAGATATTTGTAAAACTCCATTTTGATCTTTTGCCTCTAATCCAACTAATTTTTTTGCTAAATCAAATGAGCCAATATCGAAGTCATCTATTCTTTTTGTTAATCCATATCTATCTTGAATAACAGATCCTTTAGGTATTGATATTGCATCAAATCCATTATCAGCAGCATATCTAATTAATCTTTTTAATGTTAATTCATACCAATTATTTTTAAATGGAAAGTCTGTAATTATATTATCCATAGCATCCATATTTTCTACTTCTCCATCAAAAGGAGTAGCATCTTCTTTCATATCTTTATTAGATTTTCTTACACTTTGAACTAAATCTGATTGCATTTCTTCAACTGATAAAACTTTTAATGATCCTTTTTTTACACCAGGTCTTAATCCAGGAATTTCTCTAGTTTTAAATCTTACATGAGCAATCTCTTGAGGCTCTTGAAAATGTGGACTTTCTTGTAATGCGTATTCATCTATGTTGCCAGATTTTGTAACTCTTGTTTCAACTGGAATAGGTTTATTAAATTCTGTTCCACCAGATAATCCTTTTTGTTGAAACTTAAATACCAATTCTTTGTAATTTTCTCCACCAGGCTCAGTATATTGTTCGTATCTTGTAGTTCCTTCTTGTTGTGATCTTAATCTTTTTAATTCTCTTATTTCTCCTTCAGCAGCATATTTTTTAAGATCATTAACAGATATGTCAGTTGAATAACTAAATTCAAAAGTTCCACCACTATTAATATCAACATCTAATTTTTTTGGAGCTGGTAATCCTATTTCGCCTTGACTGAATGCTCTTGTTTTTCCAGAAACATTGTCCTCATATATATAAAACTCAACATAATTTTTTCCTCTAGTTGATTTATATATGTCTTGAATTGCATCAAGATCGTAAATAAAAGTATTTACATCTCTAAAACTATCAATAGTTTTTCCAACATCTGTTCTTTCAAATGATGAAAAATCTAAAGTCTCTGCTTTTAAAGGATCTCCATCAGTAGTTTTATTAAATAAAGAAAATTGGTCATTGTTCATTGGAATACCTTTATCTTTAAAATAATCTTCCATTAATTTAACTTGTCTTTGTTCAGCACTTTGTAACATATCGTCATACATGCCAAAGTCTTGACCAGTTCTTGGAAACATAACCTCAGTTACATCAATTCTATTTGCATCAATAAATTTTAATACTTCTGCTTGCGATACATTTTTTTTATCTTTTAAAAAACTTTCAAGGTTTAACCACTTTAACTCACTTTCTTTAACTCCTGGAGTATTCTTAATTGTATTGTAAATTTGTTCTCCAGTTCCTTTAGTAATTTTCTTTTCAGCAGCATCTTTAACAGAAGATTTAAAAACAGAAGATTTACTTAAAGCATTTGAAATAACTTTTATTGGATTAGCTTCAGCCTCATCTCCACTCATTGTTGTAATAGCAGCTCCTCCAGCAAAAGCTGGAACATATCTTTTCATAAATTTAAAAGCATCTATAATTCCTGGTATAGCAACAGAGAAGGCTCCATATTCTAACGCCTGGACAACTTCATCAGCTATTTGTTCTTCTGGAGTATCTGGCATAATTCCAATTAGCTCATAAAGTTTTTCAATTTCTTTAGCTCCATAATGAAGAGAGAAGGTACTTTTCTCTCCAAGAACTTCATCTTCAACTCCTATAGCTCCACCAATACCACCTGATATAAAAAAGGCTGCATACCTAGGAACACCTAAATCTCTTAGCTTGTTATAAATTGGAATTGAATAAACCATGTCTTGACCCATTACTCCAACTAACTGAGAAACTATGTTATCATCTTCTCTAAATGATTTTAAATATTCTCTAGCTTTACCTAAATTATCAGATGCGTATTTAGCAGCATCATAAACTTGTTGCTCTGTTTTAGCATTCATAAAACCATTTGGCATACCAATTGCTATTCCAGAATTATCAAAAAGTTTTGCAACAACTGGCATTAAGTTTGTAGCAACATCAGCTCCATTAATAGCAGCAATACTTAAATTTTGAAGACCATCTTTAGTAGTTTCTAAAAGAAAATCTCCAATATTTCCAATAAATTCTTTATGTTGCTCAGGTGTAGAATGTTTTGCAATCCATTCATCTCTATCTTGAAAAGTATCTAATTCTTTCCATTCAATAGGTGTAAATTTAGAATTATGTTCATAACCTTCAAGAACAGATGTATCCTCATTATTTTCTTTTAAAAGTTTATAAGCGTTACTATCTCTAACTTGATCTTGTTCAAATTTAGGTAAATATGTTTCTGTTAATAAATTTGTCATTATGGATCTAGTGATATTTTTTTATTGTTGTTAGAAAATAATCCAGGACCCATTTCTGCTGCATCTTTAACTGATCCGTTATATAAATTTAATCTTATAAAAAATATATCTTTTGCAAAATCTAATTGATCTAGTTTTTGTAACATGTCAGCCATATCGTATTGTCCTTTTCTTGATTTTTTATATCTTTCTAAAATTAAATTGTATTGATCATCAAAAAATTTTTCTGGATTGTTTCCAATAGCATCGCTTATATTTGCCATTTTAGTAAATGGAGGTAGTGAATTTAAATTTGGCATAAGTTGTTTTGGCATATTTTCATTTAAAGTAGATAAATAAGCCATCTCTGGCTCCATGCCATCTACAACTTTTCTTGTATAAGCTCGAACAATATTGTTTTCAAAATCAGCAATATTTTTAGTAATCATTTGAACAGTTCGAGAGTTACCTCTCTCTATTTTAGCAATGTTACCTTTAAGAGTAGTTAAAAAAGTTTTATAATCTCTGTGTTTTGTTAAATCTCCTTTTGCACTATTAATATAAGAAGAAAATAAGTTAATATCATCAAATGCTATTTTATCTAAATCATCTCCATCTAAAATTACACTTTGAACATCATTTAACAAATCAATAGTATCTGCTGCTAAAAATTGTTCTGTAATTATTGAAAAAATTTCTGGTTCTGTGAATGCCGTACTTTGTCCATCAAGTCTATATGGTTGAGCAAGATAATCAGATAATTTAACAAACATAGCTTCGTTTATAAATTCTAAATCATACAATTCATGTAATTCTTGAATTGTTGGAATTTCGTTGAAAAGTTCTTGATCTGTTGGATTTCTTTTTGAATTATTAATTCTAAGTAAAATTTCAGCAAAAGTTTCAATCCTTGTTTCTTGATTTAATAATAATTGATAACGATCAACTTCTTTTTTTTTTGCTCTATCAGATAAAATATTTTCTTTAGCTCTTTCTATTATTTTATTAGTTTCTACTGGACCAACTGCTTTTTCTAATTCATCTTTATTACTAATAACTGATCTTGGATTTAATTTTAATTCTGAATTAAGTAATATTTTGTTTCTTAATTTAATTTTACTTTTAACTATTTTTTCCCAAGTTTCTTGTCCTAAAAAATTTTTATAAACATTATTATTTGCTAAGCTATCAAAAGTTTTAGATCCTACTGCTTTATCAGCTATATCTGAACTTACTATTAAACTTATAGCCTGATCAAAAGCATCACTAATATTAGTTCCTAATTGATTAACATTATTTGATACAATTTTAGAAAAAAGTTTAGGAGTTAATTCTGCTTCTTTTTCTGATACTTTGCTTGCAAGTAACCTCTTAACAATATTGTTTTCATTTTTATAAAATTTTTCAAATTTATTTATTGCTATATCACTTCTAAATTTATCAGTATCTTTTGTATCTGTACTATTAGAATATCTTTCATAAACTTTTTGTGCTTCTAAATTTATGTCTGGTAATATTCTATTTACAGTGTTTTGATTTTCTAAAGCTATAACATCTTTTTGAATATCAGATATAGATTTTGCAACTGCTTGAAAGCCAGATCCTACTGTACTTGCTAAAGACAATGGCAACATTAAAGAGGTTGATGGTGGTGTAGCACTATCTTTTACTTTTGCCTGGCTTTGTATAATTTTAAATTCAGCCATTATGATATTACTAAGCTACCTTGATTGTAAGTATTGTAACCCATAGTAAGCAAACTAGCTCCAGCTTTTGCATATTCAGATGCTGCAACTAAATCGCCTTTGTATCTTTCGCCAGCTCCTCTTGCTTCAATTAAGGATGCCTGGTTATTCATATCATTAACAGTTACTTTGTTGTTATAATCAGATAATGCAAGATCTAACATTTGATTAGTTCTATTTCTTATACCAACTAAAAATGGAGTAGTACCTTCTCTATATTCAGCTCCTGTTCTTAAAGCTGATACCATGAAATTAGAATATTGTTGTTGTTGCTGATCTAAAAATCTTGGTCTTTCAATTGTATTATAAACTTTTTCTCTTATGGCAGCTTTTTTTCTTGCATAAGCTGCTTCTTGATTGGCAACTGCTTGATTGTATTTGCCCATCTTTTTAGCTGCTCTTGCAGCCATTATGTTACCTACGAAACTCATAGTATTTTGCCATCCTCCAATAGTTAGTTCCGTCTAATCCGTAATATTTCATTAGACCTTCTTTTTGTAATCCAAGCCATTCAGCAAATCGAACACCAGTTAAAAAATCTTCTCTAACTGAAGTTTGCAATCTTCTTACTTTGTTATTTTGACAAAGGTAATCTATTTTTTTTTTTACCGATGACGCTGCTTTAATTTTATAGTCAAATACTCTTTTGCTTGACATAACCCAGCCTTCAGCCACTCCATCCCAAATAGGAATGATGCCACCAGACAAGATAATATTATTATCGACCAATAAAGTGTAAGACAAACCAATAATAGCAGTGTCGAGCCTATTTTCCGTATAACTTGCATCTATCTCCATTAATTTATCATTCATACCAAAAGCATAAATTTCATCTCCATGCGATTTTTGATATGGAATTATTTTAAAATTAGCCATCAGATGTAACTAGAGTAGGATATATTGCTAAAACTGAACAAGGCAGTGGCTGATCTTGTTTAATAAAAATAAATCCATCTGAGTTATAATCATCTCTAAATTCTATTTCTTTATCTCCAGCAAGTAATGTATCAACAGGAGATGATAAACTACTTGATGTTGTTCTAAAAGGAACTGTCTCTAACGATGTAAGAGATGGTCCAACTTTTACACCAACAGTTTCAAATAATCTTAAAACAACTTTTGAAATTCTTTTTGTTTTTCCTTGAGAAGTACCTTCGGCAGCTCCTCCTTCAATTCTCATTGTTTGCAAAACACTATCATACGATAAACCAACACATGCAGAGGTAACTGATCTGTCTAAACTTATTGCGCCAGAACTTACAACTTTATCAGCATGTACAGATCCATCAGCCAGGATAGAAACTGTTTGGCCTTCTAAATGTGATAAACCTGATAAACTTGAAACAGAAGATCCTGAGTAGGAGAGGTGGCTATCTAAAAATTTAAAATCTGTAGCTGATGTTTCGTCAAAATCAAAATCAGAAAAACATTCTATATATCTTTTTGTAGCTCCGTTAATTGTTCTTTTAATTATAACCCAAACTTCATCTTCAGTTAAAGTTCCAGAAATTGATGCAACACTTTCACATACTGCATCTCCACTTCCAAATACACCACCAAATATATGTCGATGCCAGGCTACGACATTTTCTGATCTTTGATAAGTTAAACCAACTAATTGACCATCATCTCTAACACACCAAATAATACTATCTGGTTCTTGTTGATATGACATTTCATTAATACCAGATTTTGTAACTGTATCATTTAATATAGTTAAATCTGGAGCAACATAACCATCACTGTCAAAGTTATAAGCTAATTCTCTAATTTTTCTTTTTGCTTTTTGTAAAAATAATATTGCATTACCAGCTGGAATAGCATCTACATTTGCTGATCCAAAAGAACTTTGTCTTTTAATAGTTACATTTGTTGGAGTAATACTTGCATCTGTTCCGTCAGCCGATACAGTAAATTCTCCACCTGTAGTACCAACAACTAAAGTTCTAACTGATTTTAAATATCGTATGGCATTAACCTGATTTGAAGCAATAGTATAAACCATTGCATCATCAGCGTTAGTACCAGAAGTCATATTTTCATAATCTCCAGCTTTTGAAAAATACAAAGTTTGTGGTTCATCACTGGTTCCAGCAAAAACTAATCTTTGTTCAAAGAAAGATACACATGAAGGATGTCCAGTCGTATCTGAAAATGCTCCTAACTTCCAATCTGTAATTGCGTTTGTATTAGCAAATGCAGTTGTGATTGTGCAAACAACAACAGTTGTACTTGTTCGTCCTGTTATTTTTGCAATTCCATCATTAAAGGAAATAAATCTACCAACATCTGTTGTTTGAAATCCTGATCCTCCATTGATGCCTGTTACGGCAGATGCCGTTATATCTACACCAGTTCCAGTTCCAGCAGAAGCTGGAGTTAAAGTTGTTGTTGTAGAGTTGCTTGCAAAATAAGGACCATTTGTAAAATCAACTTCAGTTAATGTCCAGGACGTGTGTCCTGTTCTGCTTAACTTCATGACTTCATGATTTTGATGAACTAAATACATTACGTCAGCAGATTGTGCAAATTTTATATCAAATAATTCTGCCGTTAAATATGGAGAAGAAATTTCATAAGCAGATCCACTATCTAATATCTGTCCTTTGTCTTTGTAAAATCTAATATACTGATTTCCAAATTCTAAAATATAAGTTTGAGTTGTTGAAAATTCAAAAGGTATTAATCTTGTTTTAGCACTACTTGTTTTTACTTCAGAAATAAATTGTGTTCCAACTCTTCTTGTTGCAGCACCTTGAGGATGAATTAAAAAATTCTCTAAAGTTTTTACACCAGAAGAATATTTATCAAAATCTGTTCTTCCATCCATTTTAGGAGAAAACTCTCCTGATACAAATGAAGTTAAAGCTAGCGTTGTTCTTGGCATATTTTTTTAAATATTTCTTGTTGACTTAATCCTTGTTCGTCTTTTTTACATTTGCTCTTAGGATCAATTTCACTTTCCTCAAAAACTTCTACTAAAGCATATCTATAAACTTTAGATGAGTTACCCCATTGAAAATGTAATAATACTCTTGGCTCTTTATATTTTTTTATTAAACCAGGATCAAAAGCAGCAGTTGTCATCTATAATCTTGCATCAGTAAATTCATTGCTCTCAATAGTTCCTAAAGCATTCTCTGTTGCATCTATAAATCTTGCTTCTCTCAATCTTTCATCAGCTCTTGTCATATAATTATTTGCAAGAGTAGCATTGTTAGTTACGGCATAAGCTATATCTGCTGCTAATTGATGAGCTATACTTTCTTGAAGATAACTGTCATAATTATTTGGATCTGTATCTATTGCTATATAAACTAAATAAACAGTTCCTTCGTTTGTTTTAATTTTTCTTCCTTCAACTTTATAATCAATAGAAGATGAAATACTATCTGCTGATCCTGTATGAATTTTTAAAACTCTTAAACAATCTGCTGGTAAAGTATATTGATAAGAATATTCAACAACAGGAGCTGAACTATCTTGAGCTAATTGAACTCTTTTAGTTAAACAATTCCAAGCATGAGATCTAAATACTCTATTTCTTATTGGTTCATACCTTTGATTACATAATCTAGCATTTTTACTATCATCAGTTAAAGCTGATATTGTTGATGCTCCTAATAAGTTTAACGCTGAATTACAAATGTTAATTACAGATGACATTATGCTCCTTTAATATTTACTTCTTTGCACTCAAATTTTATTGCTAATTTTTTTTCAATGACTTCTTGATCGTCCATTGCATTTAGATTTACGTAAGCATGCTTATAACCTTCTAATATACATCTATTATAATTATCATATTGATAACCAAGAATTTCTTGAGATGTACAAAGTGGCTCTGCTCCAGCAAAAGAACAAAGATAAAGTATAATTACATATTTCATTTTTTAAATTTTGTTAGTTGCGATGGCGTATTTCTACGCCACCACAATATTATTGATTACTCAACTGTGTAGTACACCCAACTATGAATAGTACCAGAAGCAGTTGCGCCTCCAGTAGTTATCAAAATGTCAGTTGTAGCAGTTGTTCTGTAACCTAGACCAGTAACGGCAGGAACAGGAGCTCCAGTCGAACTTCCAGCCAACATTGACTGAGTTTGACCAGCTACGTTCCAAGTACCTACGACACCGATATATCTATCGTCATCGCCACTATCTCCTACTTTTAAAGTAACAGATCCACCTAACGCATCACATTTCAAAACTACGTCATGAATTGTTGCATTAACTGGTATTCTAGCGACAGTTATGTCTGATCCAGATGCTAGAGAAGCAGCTTCGTATGTATCGTGCCATACTCTGATTTTTCCTCCAGCATTTTCACTATCCACATTTACAACAGGAGTTGCGTCTATGTTAGTGATGTTTGCGCCTTTTACACTTGCCATGATTTATATCCTCCTATTATTATGCTTCGTGTGCTTCAATTGTTACGATCTTGGATTCTTCCATTCTCGTACAACCAATTGATTGACACACATAGACTTGAGTTGCATAGCCTTTATCAGATCTTTCATCAATTCTAGTCATTAAGTCTTGACCTAATGCCATCTTGATTCCATCGTTTGCATATACTAAGCAAAGTCTTTTTGAAGATGCAATTGATAATCTGTTTGAGACTATAAAGTTAAATCCCAAGAATGAATTTACTTCGCCATTTGCAAGAGCTTTTACACTATTGAAATCGCTTGAAGTAACTTCAGTTGTTCCTAACAAATTTGTAATTTGTTTTGGACCAACAACTATTGTTCTTGGAATAGACGGATCAACATTGCCACTGTCTAAAATCTCTTTAGCAGATCTTAGTTTAGCAATAGTTAAACCATCAGTACCACTTTCCGTTATCTTTTGTGCAGATGGTAGAATAGTGGATGTAGATCCAGTTTCTCCAGTAAATGCAGTTCCAGAAACGGCAGTGATAATTTCATCATCTTGAGCTCTACCTAGCGCATAAGCAGCAGCTAAAGCGTATGATGATGTTGGATCGATAAGAGTTCTGATCTTATCTTGATTGTCGATTAGATCAGCATACTCATAATCTACCAAACTTACACGTCTACGTGCATGTGGTGTATCCATCTGAGGAGTGTCAGAATGTCTAGTTACTCTCTTTTGAGCAGTGGCTACGCCAACTTGATCAAAGAAACTATTTTTTCCGACAACACTTTCGACATCAACACTACCACGAAGAAGAGAGCCTTTTTGCTGGCTAAGCATTTGCACGTTGTTCGAATATTGTTGAACAAATGCAGTTGTGATTTGAGAACTCATAAAAAGTTCCTCCTCTTATTGGTTGATTATTGATTTAATCGATTTGATTTTCCGATTACTCGGATCTCGTCTTTGCCTTTATAGTCTGCAATTAGACTTTCTTCTCAGAGGTCTTACATTTGCAAGGTTTTCTCTTTGAAATCTTTTGTGTTACCCAATCATAATATTTTTTAGCAATTGGCAGTGGATCTTTACGATCATTTTCTACGCCAAATTCTTTTGCTAATCTTAAACATTCTAATTTAATTTGAATGTCAGGATTTATATCATGGTTAGGTTCAAATTTACCATCAAGCATTTAACATCTCTCTTAGCTTTAAGACTTCATCAACATTCTTTTTATGATTAGGATGTGTCTTTTGCCAATAAGGAGATCCGTCTTGCGTAAGATTTGAAATTTCATTTTCAATATCTTTGGCCGTCATATAACTTGCTCCATCTCCTTGAATAATTGGATCTTCAGATAATTTGTCTGCTAATTCTGAAAATGCTTTGATGACGCTTAAATTATCTCCAAGCCTTGATCCATCTTTAAGAAAAGTTTTTTCTAAAAAATCTTGTCCTAAAGTTGATACTGCAAGTTTCTTAGCCTGGTCAAGTCTTTTATTAAACTGAGGACCATATTCTTTTTTAAGTTCAGTTTCTGTACTTAATTGAGCTTGAGCAGCTTGTTCTTCTTGATTAGAAGCAATGTTGCCATTCATCTCATTATAAAATTTAATTAAGCCTTCAGCTTGTTTAGGAAGTAATCCTAATTTGTGAGCTGCTTGATTAAATTGTTGTAACTGTCCAGTGTCCATTTCTTGATCTTTGAGATCATACTTGTAACCATCTGGACTATCTGGAGCACCAAGCCTTTTAAAAACTTCATTCCAATCCTCCTCAGTTGCATGTTTATTAGGAACAGGAATTTTATTTGCTCCTACTAATTTTTGTGCATGAACATATCCTTTTAAAAGATCGTCCATACTGTTAATATTTTCTAAAGATTTTTCTTCTCTGAATTGATCAGGAATACTATCTTTAAAATTTACTTGAGGCTGCTCTGTTAAAACAGTCTCCTTTACTTCAGCTGCTGCCTCAGTGTTATTATTCTGAACAACATCTGTTGGTTGCTCAGATTGAGCTACTTGCTCAGTTGTCTGATTTTCCATATTTATACCTATTGGTTATTTTGATTTAATAATACCTTTTATGAAAACCATTATAGATCTTTGTCCTTCATAAAATGCGCTTTCATGGCTATCGCCTTTAACATGAGTAGTATTAAACTCATGACATCTTTTCGAGATGTCTTCTAAAACTCTTTTACCTTCGTCAGATCCAAATGTAATTTTGTAATCTGATTTTATTTGTTCTATTTTTTTTTGTGCTTCTTTATTGTGGTCCATCATCAACTACTTTTGCTAAAGGAGCTATTTGTTTTGCAGCTTGAGTTTCAGCCAACATTTGTTGCTGCTCCATAGCTGCTTGTTGTTGTGCTGCTCTTTCAGCTCTAATTTCTTCTACCTCTTGATCAGATTTAATAACTTTAGCTGGTAATCCTAATATATCTATTATTTGTTTAACCATTCCATTATCATCAATGTAATCCATAACTGGCAGCGTTTGAGCCATTGATCCAAATATTTCTAATCCTCTCATTAAAGATTGTAATTCTTGAGATCTTTGAGCAAGAGCCATAGGAGATACATATTCAATATTTAATTCTTGAGATTGTAAAATTCCAGGAGCTTCTTTAAACAATTGCTTTCTAAGCATTATATTAAATACTCTTATAATTAACGGAGATAATAATTCAGATTGTAATCTACCCAGGACTGGTCCTAAAATTCTCATCTTCTCTTCGTTTCTTTGTAAAACTTCAGTAGCAGTCATATTTCTGTTTTCAGTAATTAATAACTGATCAACATGAAACATTTTAGCAATAGCATCTCTTCTTTGATTTTCGTTTGCTAAACTAACATTTGTATTTGCGTTAATTTGTAATGGTTCAATTCTTTCTCTTGAGCCTGATCTAAAAAAATTTATAGATCCAGGAGACATTCTAATAGGAGCTAACATACCATCATCAGGAACTAATAAAGGTGGATCAATTTGTTTAGCAGCAGCCTTTAAACTATTCTCTACCATTTTATTTAAAACTTTAACATCAGGTAAAGCATTCATTCCTGGAGATCTACCATAAGTTTCTGTAGATCCTTTTAAGTATCTTGGAATGACATAAGGCATTTCTTTAAAGCCACCTATAGAAATTATATGTCCACTTTCCTCTTCAAAATAAATTGATTGAACAGGCATATTTTGTTTGTCCTGTTTATCAGGATCGTATGATGGCCTTGGTCTTGAAACATGAACTAAGGTTACATCATTAAAAGGATTTTTTTTATTTATATTAATTATATCTTTAGATACATTTTCAATTCCAAATTTATCTACAACTGCTTGAGCTGGCATTTTAAATTTTCTATAAATTGTATCAACAAATCCTTTTTTATTTTCCTGGATATAAACTTCTTTTATATGTCTTGCAGAAAATAATAATACATCGTCCTGGTCTTCTTCAATCATCAAGCATGCAGTTCCAAAAGCAATCAGATCAAAATAAGTTTCAAATATTTCTTGTTGAAAATTACTTTTTCTAAAAGTGTCATACATTCTTGCAGTGGAATCTTCTAACCACTCCTTAGCTTCATCAATGTTATTTAAATCTGTTTCTTTAAATCTTAAAGAAAACCATTTATTAGCAGAAGATGTCAGCATTCCATGTAGAGATGCAGCTAAAAGTTCTAAGGCATGAATGGCCGTTGCGTCAAATATTTGTGTATGTCTCTTGTCGCCTCTTGCTCTTTCTTTTGTGATCTCTGATTTTCTAGGTAACATATAATCACTAACCTCTTGCCAATGGCTTTCCCAGTTAGATCTTTTTTCTTTTAACCTAGATAAATTGTCTCGTAATTGCCGAGCTAAATTTCTTAATTCTTGTGATTGCATTATCTTTTCTTTTTCCAGCCACGTTTCATAGCAGCGTAAGATTTTTTGCTTACTGTTGATTTAGATTTAGGTCTTGAAATACCTTTACGTTTTCTTCTATTAATATTACGTACTAATGACATATCTATCCTAATAAAGTTTTTTTACTTAAAGTTACTGGTTCTTCAACACCAGTCATGCTTGTTAAAACTGTTTCTTTTCTGCCTTTTCTTTTATTGTATAAAGACTGATCTGCTAAAGACATTTCTGTTTGAGTTGGTCCAGTAGTAGTTCCATCTGGAGCTTCATTATTCATTTGTGCAGCTACTTTGGGTTGTTCAACTGAATTAATATTACTT